CTATATTGTTTGGATTAACTTCTTTACATCATCTTCCAGTTTCTTACCCACTGAATTAGCATGATTGATAACCGCAGCACACAGGTTAGCATGATACTTATATTCTTTCAATGCTTCCCTAATTTTACCTACAGGTTTTCCACCATAGTCAATCACTAAAGCATTATTCCTATTCAAACCAATCTTCAGTTCAAATAAAAGTCCAGTGTGTTTACTAATATCATTTTTTTGCATTAGTTTCTACTGATTCCTTTTTAACAAAATCAGCTCCTATCTTAGGGTCAAGCTGGTTTAGAGTTGCAAGCATGTTCATTAGCTTAACGACTTCAGCATAGGGTTTAGACATTAGATATCTCATAATATCTGTAAGTTGTACAGAATTTATTAGATAAGTTTTTGGGGGTTGTTGTGGTTGTGTTGTTTTAGCCTTTGAATTATTAGCCATCTTTCTTTCCTCCTTATTTATTAATTACCTCTAAATTGATAATACTTATCTTCAATTAAATCTGCATCTAACAAATAAGTATTATAGTTTCCTTCTTTATTATAGATCTCTTTAAGATCCCTAATAGTTTGGTTTAATGTTCTATGTTGTTGAAGACAACCACAAACTAAATCTTCAACTTCAATTAATGCTTGTTTTACTGCACCCATTACTCTACCTCCTTTATTAATTTATTTAAATACCACTGTGCCTTTTGTAAATCTTCCAATGGTTCCCCTTTAAACTTATAACGTGATACATATTTTAACACATTTCCCTTAAGGTAACCATGATACTCATCATCAGTCATACAATCTTGTATAACATCAATAGTTTCTTTCTTACCTTTAAGATAATGTAGTGGTGAATTTACAATATCATTTACCATAACGCCTCTTCACTGTATTATACTCAACAGTCTCAATATCATATTCACCTTGACGAACATTACGTTTAACGATTAAACCACTCCACCATAATCGTTGAGTATTTCTAGCATAATCTTCCTTATGATGCAAGTAACATCCTGCAGATAATCCTATTACTTTTCTACCTGTTGGTACTGTGCACATAGAATAATCAAACAGATGGCAATGCCCTACAGTTGAAGATACTTTATTTTTTAATAAGAGAGAACGAGCGATATTGTCCCCACTAATAGGCTTACCCATAATACCAGTAGGATAATTGTGACAATAATGTACACCATCAATAGCTATAGGTTCCTGATAGGTAATAACTTCCCAACCAAATTCCTTAAACTTAAGATCTTTTACACTAATTGTCCCATCAAGTTCAGGTGTTTCATCTACTATCCTATCTATCCTATCTTCATGATTACCAAGAAGCATAACCTTTCTTGATCGTCTCCCATTAAGACCTTTGTTAAACTTTTCTAATGCGTCATGTGCATGGTCAATATCTTTCTTATATCTTCTACCTTCGAAAGATTTCTTTCCTTTATCATAACTTGAAAGAGAATCTAGACTAGAAAGATCTCCCATACAAATTATGGTATCGGGTTTTAAATCTCTTGCAAGCTTACCTGCCCACAGAAATCTATCATTGCTTGCCTTGGGGTTGCAATGCGGATCCCCTATTACTAAATGTGTTGCCATTAATTTAACTCCTTGTTGCGTTTACGTTGTAAATATTTTAGAAAATCAATAATATTTTCTGTGTCATCTAACTTTGCTTTTTCATCTAGACCTCCATTTGTTTTTTGATATTTACGATCTTCTGCAAATCCTCTCATACCTGCCAAAAAAGTAGAATGAGGATCTGTTGTTGCCTGCGTTATCATGCCACGTGCTATTGTAGAACATAATTCGTATTCTTCATCGGTCATCTTATTCCGACTATCTAATAAAATACCACACGTAAATCCTTTATCCCAAGGAGATACAATAACTTTAATAGAATTTAAAAAATCAAATTTCTTAGTCATATCAGTTTAATCTTGGTATGTCAAATGGTTTAACCTCATCTTTAATTGTCGCCATAATCTCATCAAGTAATAAATCAAAATCATCTATTGGTAATGATGTTTTATAAAGTCTTAAAGCTTGTGCAAGCATTACCCCTGACACAGCTAAAGGATCATAATCTCTACAAAGTCTCATCATTAAACGAAAGACTTCACTATAAACTTCATTTACATCACTTGTGCTTATCTTTTTCATATCTTACCATAACGGGTTCAGTTAAAAGTCCTGCATTATTTAATCTCATAAAATGTTTTGCATTTACGATTGCTAAAGGTTCTCGATGATTCATTTTAATAAACACCAATGGTTGATCGTTTCCATGAGAACTTGCTTGATCATAGGCATCATAAATTTTTTTCCATCCTTCGGTATTCTTACATTCAATATCATAGGGGAATACATTCTTTGCCCTCTTTGATAATTTAACATCAGCACCCCGTTCACCCATAATGGCTACCTTAACATCATCATTGGTAAGGGCAAGAAACAGACCCCTCAAACTATCTCTCACCCAGTTCTGTAGTCTACGACCCTTAGCTTTTCGACTTCGTATAGTTGTCATCTTTCCTCGGATTGTTTACTTCAGTATACCAAACCCACTTAGGGTTTTTACCTTGTGATTGCTGTTGCGGTAACAACTGCAATTTACTTCCCCAACAAGGAAGTTTGTATGGGCAGAACGAACAGACCATACCCAAAACTTTGTTGCTTGTTTTTTTAGTTCGGTAGGTTTCCTCAATTTCATTAAAGCATCTCTTAAAGGGAACTTTATTTTCTAATGCTTTTAAATTTTCTTCTGCATTTTTTAACGCTTCAACTTTATAATGGTCATCAGCAAGTGGAGTTTTACAAACTGTCCACTCGCCAGTAGATTTATTAATTACAATCCACCCACCAAAAGGTACCTTTTCACTTTCAGAATACAGATAACCTTGAGATACATATCCAAAGGCATCATCCTTAGCTACTTCCTCAAAGCCACCTGCTGTTCCAAATTTCTTCTCAAAGGAATAAGGCGATGCACTTTTAATATCCCAAACTTTCTTATCAATTTTAACATCAAGCCTACCTTCAATCGTTGATCCATTAAACTTATACTTAACATTTTTTTGCTCATCTTCTATAGTTACTCCTGCCGATTTTAAAACAAATATTGCCAACGCCTCAATTAAATCCCCAAAGGTATTTCGAATCTTCACATTATAGGGTTGACCTTCGCCTTTTACTTTCTTTGATTCCATTTGTAATTGGCACAAAGGTCTCCCTATATTGGACATCCTTGGTTTAAATTCTCTTCTACGTTCTTCAGAGAATTGTTTGCGTAAGGCACTTTTACATGCCTCACCAAACTCTTCAACAAGTTTATCAGATATTTCGATAGGTTCTTTAGCAGCCTTATCTAAATACAGTTGAACTTTAGAGAGGATATCTGTCATTATTTAGCCAGAATCTCCGCTGGATCTTCTACTTTAGAAACTATCGTTGCTGAGTCCCCATCAGTAGGATTATATTTATTTTTCTTAGCAGCCTTATAAAGATCTACTACTTCTGCATTTTCTGTATTAATAACATCTTGAAATACAGACAGAGTATCTACATCTTCTTTAGACATTTTAAGATTAGCATCTGCATTAACAGAGATCTCTGGTGTGTAATAAACATTACCACCCTTCTTCTGTCTTTTAGAATCAATTGAAAACGTAGTTGTAAACATAAGTTTCTTACGTTTATTCACTTGATCTAATGCAGAACCTACAGGAGCAAACGCTGTTCCTGTCACTCTCCATAACACAGGTAAATTAGCTATGGTATGATCTTCACCATTTGCTTTTTTACCACTGAACGATAACAAACCATAGAGTAATCTATAACATCTTATAGTTCTTTGCTCTGCTAATAGTTCAGGAGTTAAAGAGGATCTTTCCTTAAAAGGAATTTTACCACACTTTGTTCCTCCCAATATATCAATCGCTTCTTCTTTCCAGTTCTTGAAAATAATAGAACGATTTACATACTCACTTTTTTCAGGATCATAATGCATGTACTGCATTGCACTGATAAAAGGTCTGAACGTAACAGGCTTACCAAAAACATTTTGTCCTACACTTGAATCATAGGCGAATAAATGTCCTACAGGTAATTGATTACCATCGTCATCTTCAGGTGAACGATTGATTCCTAATCGTGGTATATTAATACCACTTTTAGATCCATCGTCCTGCCCAATAGCTTGCATAATTTGCTCATCGGACATCTTATTTATATTTGCTATTTCATTTTTTTCCATAATAGCCTCCTTATTTTGTTTATCCTTATATCATACTTTAAGGGTTTTGTCAAGTAAATAATACAGAAAGAATCATAAATAAAAAAAATAATACAATTCCTAATTGTAATACTACACCAATGACATGCTCTAACATACTCGAGTCTCCCCATCAGTCAGCTCGTAGGTCAACCCATCCATACGAGCAAACCACATCATATAACTTTGTAGTTCTTCATTGTTATTTATATAGAGTTTTGTAGGGGTGCCTTCAAAGTCTTGCTTTAGTTGCTGAAGTTTATCATAAGCTTCTTCTTGCTCATCATT